CGCAGGCATTGGAGCCGAGAGTTCCCTGGTTGAATTTACTACGGGCAATTTTATAATGTTTGCTAATTTCCAATTTAGCTACGGCGAGATTTCAACCGAAGATTACCAGTATAAAATTTATATGAATGACTCGGTAGTGCAGCAATATGTGGTTGGCGATCGCGTTGGGGAGGTTCCTGACAATTTGATGCCAATAATAATTCCCCCCTACACTGTGATTAAAGCCACGGCCGCTAATATGAGCGGTAATAATGACCGGGACCAGTGCCTAACGATTACTGGCAGAATTTACCGGGACTAACCTGATCATGCCGAAGAAAAAGGCAACACCTGAAGAGCTCAAGGCAGCGATAGAGCTCCAGCTCTCACAGCGCCGGTTTGTCCTGGAGGCGATTAACACCGGGGCCGCACTGCTCCAGGTGCCAATAGTAACGGCTGGCGTATGGTACTATTTGAGCCGTACAAATCCTGCCCTGGCTGCGCTGAATAAAGCCATCCTGGCGGCTGAGCTCACCCCGATCATTGGGGACATCCAGTTTCCAGAGGGTGTCCTCCTTGGGGCTGCTATGGAGTCGACTGAAGATTTCTTAGATATTCTGGATAAAGCCGGGCTATTAGATAAAGAAAAGATAAAAGAAGCGGTAATAGATGCGAGTGAGGACACCGGCGACATTATTGCAGACCAAATAATTAAAATAATTCCAGATCAGCAGTGTGAATACTGGTTAAACCAGCTCAACGAAAACGAACCGTCGTTGGGTCAGGATTTGTTCAGTAGAAAATCGTTGGATTGGTTCATAGCACTTAAAAAATTGAAAGCGCAGGGCTGCGAACAGCCCCAGACGGTTTCGGATACAATATGGCAAAGAATGTAAAAAATATAAGCTGGCGACAAGTTGCTTTAATTGTGGGGGCTGGCTTTGCCTGGACTAAACTGGGGTTAGGAACTGCTGTTAAAGAAGTGGTCGCGCGCAAGGAATACCCGCCTAAGAGTGAAGTGGGCCATATGAGCCAGGCAGCGTGGCAGGCGAAGTACGGGGGGAGTCAGACCGATTACGAGGACTGGCTGTTGGGAAGATGAGCCAGGAAATATTATTTTTAATGTTCATGACCGCGGAGCTGGTCGCGATCATGGCGTTGTATACTTTCTGGATTATTCCCCGAGTGGCCCTGAAAACAAATAATCTTTTTGAGGAGCGGATGCTCGATAAGACGTGGGACATCCCGGCGATGCTGGAGGACTATACGTCCCACCTGACGCTAGTTTTTGCGGAGCTGATAAAAAAATTAGTGCCTAACGTCGTTGGCGGTATGATGAGTGCCGGAAACAAGCAGTTACGCGCCGACCCTGAGAACATTATGCAAGTTGCAACGGCGGAGTTTTTGGATTCTTTACCCCCTAGCGCGAGGATGGTGGCAAATATGGCACTCCCAAGGATCCAGGAAGCCCTCGCCAAGGCTGGCCAAGGTCCCGATAGCTCCGACGAAGTCCAAGCCAGCTATTCGCCAGGTCTCGATAAGCCCTGATTAAGTCTCTTCTAAGTCTTTTTAAGTCCTTTTTAAGTCTTTTTAAGTCTTTTTTAAGTCTTTTCATATATAAAATATATACATATAGTATGTATTGTATGTATGCGGCGGCTTGCTTTCGATAATTCTTATAAAAACAAGTAGTATTTAAGTTAATCGTCTTTTGGCACTTGCTTATACCTCAGGGAAAGGTTTATATATATACAGAGTGTGGCTTCATCATGGACGGCAAGCACAGAATGCTGGTTATCAATGAGGACTACCTCATGCCAACTTGCATTAAACATAAAATAAGAACACAGATGGCTATCTCGACGAGTATGCGCTACCCTCGCACGGTTAGTGCGTACTGCCCCAAGTGCGCGGAGGACTTTTGATCCGTACCAATGACGGCACATCCCTGGAGGATATGCACGAAGATACCGGGGCGACCATTGGGGGTGAGGAGACTACACACCCACTGTTAGAAACAATAGCTTTAGAGCTCACACTGATCAGGGTAGCGATTGAACGCTGGTATGACGCGGAGTACGGCGAATGAGCAAGCGCCTTGGTTACGAGACTACTCACGTGATGCTTAACCTGGAGCGGAAGCTAAACAAGCAGATGAATGCGGATCCGAAGATTAACAAGTCTGCCCTGGTTAATAAATTGCTGCGGAAGTATTTTGAAGGAAAGCTCTGCCCGCGCTGTTTCACCCCCAATATCGTCCGCCATAACTGCGTTAAGTGCTCCGCAGCATATATAGTCTGCAAGGATGAAGAGAAACCGGGCGGGGTTGAAGCGATCACTTCCCGCGGCTGCGAATGTACCGTGCGCGAGATGTACGGGGTTGAATGAGCCGCCAGGCTAACATAACACACTGCGATCGCTGTGGTGACTCTATCATCGGGGTAACGCGGGCTGTGCCTACGCTATACGGGCTTTTCTGCAAGCACTGCGCGAAAGCCCTTAAAATTATATAACACCTGCCTCCCTTAGCCGTTGTGTGGTCAAAGTCAGCAAGCTGCCCAAGTGGGCCATCAAGCAGGCTGGCGGCGTTAATAAAAAGGCGTGGCGACTTGCTCGCCGTGGCCGTAAAAGTTCCTCACCGCGTCGGCGCGCCGTCCAGTCACGCCGGCGCACCTCTAACCCTAAAAGGAGAACAATGCCCCGCAGAATGGTAACCCCGCACCCGTCGATCACGGGAATGGCCGCAGGCTTTAGCCTGGTTGATGATCTAAACAGAAACGATGTAATAGGTAAAGCATTTGCCGGCAATGCGACTGCCGCATTGAAAAACCTTTCCACAAATGCACAGGATTTAATAAAAACCCCAGCCGGGCGTAAATCTTTAGTGCAGGCAATTGGTATTGCTGCTATTGGTACGTGGGCAAGGAAAGCCTTGCCTGCCACTAAAATTGGAGGAAGTAAACTCTACTTTAAAATCTAAAAATGAGCGGACTACAAACAAGGACATACACACTAGCGGCGTCGTCATTGACGGCCGGAACCTTCGCAGCGATCACGGGCCTCCTTGGCTCTTCGCAGAGCACTACAAACCCCGAGGGCATGAATAAAGTAGTTCGTATTTCAATGAGCTGCTCCCCTGATCATACTTCCGCCACGGATGGTATATCAGTATTCAAGTTCGCAGGCGATGGCGTCAGCGTGCAGCAGATAATGGCAGGGCCGAGTTGGAGCAACCAGGCAGCCGGGCCACTTGACGGCAACAACGGGCAGCCGGTAGTTATGGAATCAAGCTCTGGGCTCTTCGACATTATACCAGGCAACCAGATTGATTTTAGCGTGAGCTGCACCACGAGCGAGACTGTTGACGTAGCGGTTTCTATAACCTACGCACCCTAGACCATGCAGCGCGATGGCGGCCCCGGCGGCGGAGCTGGCGGGCTAGGATCAGGCGGAAGCTTCACGGGACCCGGCGAAACGCTGGAGATATCTGGAGATTTCGCCTATTCTTATTCCGGTATTTTACGTATTGGCGGCGCAGGCATTGGAGCCGAGAGTTCCCTGGTTGAATTTACTACGGGCAATTTTATAATGTTTGCTAATTTCCAATTTAGCTACGGCGAGATTTCAACCGAAGATTACCAGTATAAAATTTATATGAATGACTCGGTAGTGCAGCA